CTTCGAGGTTCTTCTTGCGAAGTTTACCTGCATAAATGTCATCTGATAGAGATGTAATTACATGGAATACATAACCATGATCTTGATTTAGTTTTCGAACATACTTAACGGAGTCACGAAATGGTGTTAACCACCCAATAGCCGCAGACTGATTAAAATACTCAATCATCTCATGTGCTTTCTCTGGTGTGATACCAAACGTAGCACCCATACAGTAAGTCGAGATGGTTGGGTCTACTGGCTTATAGCCTTGCGTATCCATCCATCTAAAGAAGCTGTACGTCCATTCTAATAGCACACCATCGCAGTCTACCATTATCACTTTTTCATTCATCATCATAATATAAAACTTTCTTAATCGTCTTTTTTAACAGACAAGTTTGCTTGTTTCTCATCACGCTTCATGCGCTTTCTGTCACGTCGTTGTTTCATTCTGTGTTCTTTATCATGAACATCATCGTCACCTGATCCCCATTCTTCATCGTAATATTCACGGAATTTCTTAAAACTTTTAGCCATTTATTTTACTCTTCGATTAATTCTGGAAATGCTTCCATTACAGTTTTCTTTGTAAGTCCTTTTACAGACTTGTGCGATATCATATGGTTTGCCAATAAATCAGCATCTTCATTATCAATGTCTTCTAAAAGACTGATGAACAGTTGTTCACGCTTAATTGGTTTCAATGTGTCGTAACCACCACCCTCAACGAAAATCCTCAGTCTACGTGCCTCTTGAAATAAAAGTGCTTTAGCTTCATCTTCGTATTCATTATATTTCCATGGTGGGGCTGTGTCTGGTATTAAAAACTTTACCCCTACATCATATATATTCTTTAAGACAACTCGCAAAGGTTGACTGTCATTTTCTTTGAGCCAAGCAACCTTTTCGCTCTTAGAGCCAAGTGTTTGTACGTGATTTACGATTTCTGAAATAGATCGTCTTACTGCCATATTAAAAATCCTGTATGTCTGAAACTAAGTTCTTTAGTTTTTTAGTTATAAAAAAGTTAAACAAATGTTGACGTCCAACTGTTTCTTCTTGGTTAAATTCGTTTATGATCATATCTTTATAATCTTGTGGAACTTGTTCCAAGTCGATCATCTGTTTATTACGATTATATCTTGCAAGAGTTTCATCGTCCATATTCTCAGTAGTACCTCTATACAAACCCATACGCTTCTGCGTCATAGGCTTCTGACGTTCTCCTACAGCTAAGCAATTGTCAGCCGATAGGATATTAGGTACGCCATCACCGCTATCTCCCTTGATGATATGTTCTTCAAGGAACTGTGATGGGTTCTTATCACTTAACCAACGCTTACGGATAGGATCGTACTGATCAACGTTTGCGTATGTCTGTAACTGAATGAAGTCTTTATCAGCCGACAGAATTAAGTATTTTTCAGCACCCGTATTCATTGTCGTGCCTTCTTTGTGTATAATAGTACCAATAATATCGTCTGCTTCACAATGATCAATATGAATGACCTTGTATGGGAAGAACTCACGCATTTCATCACGAATGACGTTCATTGTGTTAAACACTGCACCCCAATCAAGATCAGATTTATCTCGTGTCTTTTTGCGGTTAGCTTTGTAGTATGGATACGCTTCACGTCTCCATGTATTCTTTCCGTCAGCACAAATGATTATTTCACCATAGTCTTTGTGAAACTTCTTTCTATTCATTCTGACAGAGTTCAAGAACATGTGACGAATGACGTTTTCATCAATGTCAATGTTCGTATGATTACCTATGCTCGAAAATAGCGAGGCTAAGATAACCTGATTAAAGTCCATTAGGATTGCCATAATATTTCTCTTTATTTAGTTGTATAGACCATTTTAGTCTATATCTTCCTCATTGTCAAGTGTTTTATCAATTATATCTACGTGAAAGTCTTCAATGTTAAACGCATCACGAGCAAATTGCTGTAATGGATGCTCTATACCTTGAGTCTGTAGATGTAATGATTTTATTGTTTCTAAAATAAGAACTAGTGCTGGAAAAAATTCATCTGGGTCTTCACTGAAGTTACAACCACTTCTAATAAGTTCTGTGAGTACGGTTTGCCAAATTACTTCTGATACTTGTTCAGAAAGACCAAATCTAAAATCGGTAATTTGGTTTTCAAGATCGTCCTCAGAGGTGGGTGGTGTACCCATCCTCTTCATTTTAGGGAATTCAATTATATCAGCCATTCGCTCTCAATTCTAGTAAAAGTTTTGTCCAATTACTTTTGAAGATATCAATGTTATGTGGGTATAACTGACACCTATCAGTATTCGTCATCTTATGAATAAAGTCAGGGTCATTCTTTTGAATATCCAATACTTGTTTAGCATAAGCATAAGCAATATTAGCATGTGCAGACTTATCTTCATTGTAGTTATACTGAATTGTAGCATTTGCGCTTGTTTCGCTTAAAGCACCAAGATTAGGGTGAATACATAGAACACCACAACGAATGGCTTCGATCATTGCAATACAAGATGTTTCTTGCCAAATACATGGATACAAGAAGATGTGAGATTGCTTGAGCGCTTCCAAAACAGTACCATTAGGCTGTGCGCCATGGTATGTAATGTGTGGGTGATCAGTCAATTCCATGAACGTTTCACGGTATGGTTCGTCTCTTTGTTCCCACCCATAGATGGAAAAAGATGAGAAGACATCTAAGTGGATATTGTCATGTACCTTAGTCAGTGCGTCAAATACTGGATAGAGCAATTCTAAGCCCCTGTGAGGGGTTGTATGATATATAAATCGAATTTGTTCAGTAGATTTCTTACGTGGCTCATATGTCGTTTCTATGGCGTTCTGAATGATAGAACACTTAGAGAAAGGAATGCCATACATAGCATTGTATTGGTCACGTTGCCATTGAGAAACAAAAACAAAATGGTCAAACTGTTTCCATTTTTCGTTGCGTAAAATAGTATTTTCTGGGTCTTGAGCCAAGTCATGGCAATATAGAATATTCTTATTAACATCTGCTGGTACATGTCTTGGTCTTGAGAAGTGAATAGCAACATCACTTAATAGTTCAGAGTCCACGTTGTCTATCAGACGCTTACGCATCATTTCTGTACCACCATTTGCGTTTTTGGATTGTTCGCTCTCGACAATATGTCCTTTATGAATCATGCTCATTATTAATTCTCCGAATTACAATAGTTTAAAATCAGTTACAGAATCCCAACGAAATGAACGCCAACCTGGGGCATTCACGTCATACACTACGCAAACTTCTTCGTTTACGGCGCGAACTTTTTTCTGTGTAAGGGGTTCGTCTTTTTTGGCTGCTGGAAGTACGCTTTCCATGAGTGTACATTGCATTACACGCATATCACCATTTTTCTTGGTGAAGGTTACTTCGCAAGTTCTTTCTTTTAAGTTGGCAATGATACCATCTTTATAAGCTTGTCTAACTGTTTCCATAATGTATCTTTCTTTTGTTCAGTCAATTATTTATGCCTCAAACACTACCAATTTTAAGTCTATGGTTAAAACTTTAAAAACTACTTCTGATGCGTCTTTAAGTGGGTCTATTCGTAAATTAGCAATAAACCTATCCACAAACTGCAATTCTTTGTCGTGTTGTGCCGCTATTTCTAGTCCTTCAAAAAATGTTTCGACATCATAAGGGTTCTCATAGAATGTCGATGTAAAAAGCTTTGCCTTTGGTTTGGCGTTACGCTCTTTCTTTGATTTTGACATTTGTTTCCTCTTCATATATACAACTTAGTGCGTTATTTAATTCAGCAACAGTTCCATTATTGTGTATTCTGTACGTCCTTATATTAAACTTGTGATCTAGTATGTATTTATTGTCAATATCTGTTTTGTGAGAATTAACATATTCTCCTACTATTTTACCATCAAAATACCTACGACTATCTATGGAATAGTCACAGTCATCTCTTGTAAGTTGCACAAGAACGAAATTGTCTGAACCGATTTTATTTATAATTGGAAACAGTTCGTGAACAAAACCACCATCAGATATTACATAATTGTTTTTTGGGTCTACTTCTTCTGCAACCTTCTTACCAAAGTAATCAAGACCTTTGCGAGGTTTTATCACTTTTTCTGATGTGTATATCATAGCCTCACGGCGTGACATGCCATCAAGATGCGCGGAAGGACTTTCTTTTACAGTTCGATTATCATAGTCTTGCATGAACCATTCTTCACTAACGTCGAAATGTTTGAAAGTTTCTTTGAATAGTTGATATTTAAAAGATAGGTGTTTGAACCCTTTAGCTTTAAAATAATCAGCCGCGCAATCTTTTCCAGATGCTGGAGGTCCGTTAAATAGTATAATCATTATAAATTCGTCACTTTCTATTTTATATTTCTATTAGGATACACTATTCTATCAGAAATGTCAAGTCTTTTACATGGCTTCGATGAATTTTGCAGTTGATTATGCCATTGTAATAATCATCACGTAACAGTACATCATGTTCAAACTGATACTTAGCCTCAAGGTAGCCAAGTTCACCTTTCTTCATACATAAGGTTAGTATCTCCCTGTGGAAGTTATCAGCGCCTTTTTCTTCAAGCATTTCTTTTACTGCATCAGATGAACCGTAATAGGTTTTCCAATCCGACTCTTTTATAACAGTACGCCTACGCTTATATCCTTTTAGAGGGGGAAGCTTACGAACAGACTTCAACAGTTTCTTTCCAACGTATTTCATTCCGTTAGATTTGTCTGTGATTAGATACACGAAACCAATGTATTCTCCAATCATTTCAGAAGTGAATTCCTCACCCTTGTAATACCACATAATAAATCTCCATAAGCTATGAAGTTATTTATGTTGGTTCGATAACCCTTGGAATGCAGATTGCTTGAGTACCTTTAGGGAAAGAACCCATAACACCACTAAACTCAAAACCAAGACTAGATCGTGCTTGAAAGCACTCTATCATAGTGTCATAAGTCCAATAGCCCTCTACTGTAGGTTCGTGGTACGATCCATTAAACATAAGGTTTATAAAAACTAGTGTCCATACCTCAGTCAATACAAATCTCCTCTTCGTCTTCGAATGTCACCATTACTTTCAAAGTTCGATTATCATCTTGCAACGAAAGCCATACACGTTCAACATTATGTTTAGCATACGACCTTCCGTTGTTATCAATTACTTCAACTCTAGTAATAGGATATTCGAAATGAATTTGATCTGGTTGTTTATTAAACTCAGTCATAACCACGCCCAACAACCTTGTCTACGTCTTCATCGTCTACCCATTCATATGTATACCATATCCTCACGTATTGATTGAAGTCTTCACCAAAGTTACCCAACTCAGCCATTGGATAACCTTCCGATACTAACCAAAGATTTAAACTCCATGGTTCTGGAAGTGGGTTTGGTAGTGCCTTTGGAAATCCATATGCCCACCCTTTAGGTGGATCAACCCAAGTCGTTTTCATAATATATCTCCTTATAGTTTTCCATCACCAAATCCACCAGAGGTATCCTCTAGTTCTTTGGCTAGTTCATTGTACCCACCTATGAGTTTTCCATAGCGGAATATTTGTGGTACTGTCCTATACCCTTCGGTAAGCAAATTGTCAAGTTCGCTCTTGTACATTTCATATTCAATGTTTTTGTATTCGTATTCTAGCCCCATGCGTTCGCATAGTTTCTTGGCTCTAAGACAAAAAGCACATGTTGTAGTCCCATAGATATTAATCATTTTCATTTCCCATCAAATAAGCACCTTCTGGCAGATGCATTGCCGCTGTCATTTCATTAAACTGCTCTGGTGACATCTCAATAAGAGAATAATCACTTCCATCTTGGCTCCATTGGCGAATATACACAATATCATCATATATTAGAAATTGTACGTCTTCATGGTTCCCCGTAGAATCTAGTATGGTTAGTGCGGTTTCATCCCAATCCATTTCTATCGTAAACATTTTTCATTCTCCTAATTCTCTAAGCTTATCCCAAGTGTCCTTCCAATCTGAGACTGTGAAGTTCTTACCATATTTATTAGCAATTTTTAAAGCGTAATCGTTACCACCTTCGTCCATTGCATCACCAAAGAAATAGACCATATCACCATCAAAATCTTTCAGAATTTGCGATTTGTCTGCACCCTTTGGAGCTATATCTAATCCAGTCTCTCCACCAACGTTAGCTTCTAAGTCTGGAAACATCATGTTAAATGCGTTTGCTATGTTAGAACGTTCATTAGTTTCTCTGTCCCATAAGATGTATTTAGCACGATTATCTTTAGTGGCATTTCTGCCAACCACACTAAAGTTTATACACCCAGGACGTTCTTCAATATGCTTACCTGTACGCAAACCAAAACCACTCTCGTATTCACAGCTAATAAGAAATGTTCTTGCTAGGTCTGGTAACTTCCATTTGTTTCTTCTGACGTTTTGGTCACGCTCATATACATCGTTTCCAGAACAATTATACACTCTCTTACAAGTGTCATAGATATATGCACCAACTTGTTCTACAGTCTTTTGTCTGTCACTACCAGTAACTAAGTACACACTTTCTTTTTGGCAAAATTTACTAAACCAAACAGCAAAGTGTTTGTTCATCTTTCCTCTACTAGGCGTCAATGTACCATCAACATCAAAAACGTATTTAATCTTCATCTGCTTCATAAATGAATCCCTCACTTTTATCAACCTCTATTTCTTGTTTCTTAAACTTCATCTTCCAGATCATAAACCTAAATTTTGTTTTAAGAATAAGCTTTTGAATACTGTTCATAATATTTCCTTGCTATTAATTCATGTCCTTCTGCGTTTGGATGCGAATCTAAATCACTTATTTCTTTTCCTTTAATTTTATCATTAAGCAAAAAACCATGTAAGCTTTTTAGAAAGGGGTATCCTACATAATGCTTTTTGTCTAAATCGTATAGTGCGTTTATTCTACCATAAGCTATATGCCATTCTACTTCAGTCCAAGGTATTTCACTATCAAAAGAGTTTTCAACTTGCCGATACTTTTCTAAAGATATATTCCCACAAAGCGGAGCCATTATAAATTTGATATTAAGTGCCTTACACAATTCTTGTATTTGCCACATTTGTTTAAACCAATATATTACCTGTTCTGTGTACAAGTTAGTGTGATCTTTAAAAGTTCTATCAATAAGAAACTCTCCATACAAATGTTTAAACAACGGGATAACTGCTTTGGTCTGTTTTGTGAATTTTTCATAATTCTCTGGGCGGTATAAAGAAGTCATTGGATTAAAACGATATATGTCTAATAAACCAAATCTTTGTATTTCAGTCCACCCGACAACAACTAGTTCTATGTTAGTAGGGTCTTTTAAAATATGTTGAATTAATTGCGATGTTATGTAATCGTTGCCAACACCACAAAGTCCAATATTTTTAACGTCAAGATCAAGATACTCACCTAATATCTCAGGCCATTTGGGAAAAGAACAATCAAAGTCTCTACCCATAACAGGCGACCAAAAATTCTTGTCTGTGAAACTACACCCAGCAGCTAAAATATACTTAGAAGACTTTGACATTATATTTCCTTTGAAACTCAAGAGCATGTTCCCACGTATCAACCATTGGCTGACCTTTTATATTTAGGCTAGTGTTCAAAAGCATTGGGCAACCAGTGTCGTCATACCATTCTTCAAGAATTGTTCTCAAAACAGATTTGCAGTCTTTTCTGACAATCTGTACCCTTGCAGTCCCATCTACATGAGTTACTGATTTATGATCATGCTTTGCATTAGCGACAAACTGCATGTATTCATTCATTTGTCCTTCGAAATACTCATTAGCATATTCTTCCAAGATAGAAGGTGCAAAGGGTCGAAATTTTTGTCTTTGTTTAACTTCGTTAATAGTGTCTTTAATATCGAGTCTAGGGTCAGCAATAAGGCTACGATTGCCAAGGGAACGAGCGCCAAACTCAGCACGACCATTTGCAATACCACAATAACCATCACTCCCAAGAGTTTTGATAACATCTTTAATTTTAATTTCATGTTTAATCTCCGTTCCTAAGTATGGGTCAATCCAATTCAATTTCTTTCCATATGCCAACGCCGCCGCACCTAGAGACGAACCTGCATCACCAGGGCTTGGCATAATCCATATATTCTTTCCAAGTTCTGCTACCTTAGTATTGGCAACACAATTCATAGCCACCCCACCCATCATAATCAGGTTTTCGTGTAAGCAATATTTCTTCACTAGATTGAGTATCGTATCTTCGACAATAGCCTGTGCTGATGCGGCAATATCTTCATTGAACCAATGCGATGGTAAACGTGGTATTCCCCTGTGACAATTCGTATAGTCTAGGTATTGCTTGAGTTCATCATAGAACCTTGGCTCACCATAAGCCGCCATACCCATTGTAATGTATTCGTCTTCTTGTGGTTTCAAACCTATACATCTAGTAACAGCGGAATAGAACAAACCAATAGAATAAGGATACTTAAAACTCTTTGTCTTGATCATCTTTG